ACCGATCGCGCTGCCACAGCCTACCGATGCGCTGCGCACCATCCGGCAGACGGTCGAGCCGATCGCGCTGCCACAGCCTACCGATGCGCTGCGCACCATCCGGCAGACGGTCGAGCCGATCGCGCTGCCACAGCCTACCGATGCGCTGCGCACCATCCGGCAGGCGGTAGAACCGATCGCGCTGCCACAGCCTACCGATGCGCTGCGCACCATCCGGCAGGCGGTAGAACCGATCGCGCTGCCGTCGATCCAGCCTGCCGCGCTTCCCACGGTCGAGCCGCCGCGCGCTGCGCTCAAAGCGGGCGCAGCGCCGGGCGCGCCAATGCAAATCACCTTCGCGCCACAAATCACCGTCACAGGCGCGGCGACACCTGAAGCCGCGCGTGCGCAGGTGACGCAGGCTGTGCAGTTGAGCTTTGTCGAATTCGAGCGCCTGATGCGCCGCTATGACGCCGAGCGTCGTCGCATCGGCTGGGAGGGGACGACATGAGCCTCTACGCCGTCCTCAATGACGTCGAACTTGAGATCATCACCTGGCTCGACGGCCTGTCCATGCGCTATGGCGCGGAGTATGCCGAGCAGGGGCTGATCGGTAGGAAGAGCCTGCTGCAATACACCGGGCACAAGCCAGACGAGGTGCGGATCGATGCGCGGCTCCATGCGCAGTGGTGCAACCCGGCGGATGAGGTGAGACGCATCAAGGAAAAAATGGACGCGAAAGAGCCGGTGGCTTTTGTGCTCGGCACCGGCGAATACCGCGGTGTCTTCGTCATCACCGAAGCCGAGGTGACGACCACGCAGACAGACGGCTATGGCTCAGCCATCGCGTTCGAGCTCTCGATCACGCTGCGCGAGTATGTGGGCGACCCGGCGCAGCCCAACCCGTCTGGTGTTGTCACGTCTGGCCACCGCATCCCCATCGAGGCCGCAACGGTCGACGACTTCGACCTGATCATGGACGCACCATTCGACAGCGTTGGCGGCATAGCGCAGATGGCCGCAGATGGGCTCTCGGCCATCGCGCGCGGGGTTGGTCTCGCGGCTGATGTGGCGAGCTTCGCGGCGCTGGCGCAGAGCAACCCGGCCTCCGCGCTGCTGGCGCTGCCGGGCGTGTCCGATGCCGTGGCCGGATTCGGCGCGACGATACCAGTCGAAGGCTTCGATGCGCTGCGAGATGTTGCCGTCATCGCGACTGAAGCCGGTCGCGTGTTCGATGCCTTTCAGACGGCGCGCAATACATTCGGTGTGGCAGCGGGCGCGCTCGATGGCGGACTCTCGGGCGTCTCGTCTGCCCTGTGGAGCGTGCGCTACGGCGCTCAGGCGCTGGAAGGCGCGCGCGATGCGGTCGGGCGCATTGCCGCACGTGCCGCGAGCCGTCTGCCTGTCGAGGAGGTCTGGGTATGAAGGCGATCATGCACACCGTGATCGACGGCGAGCGCTGGGACTTGCTTGCCTGGCGCTACTACCGCGACGTGCGCGAAGTGCCGCGCCTGATCGCCGCCAACCCGCACGCGCCGCGCGCTGGCATCCTGCCCGCCGGGCTCAAGATCGCGGTGCCGCTGATCGAGCGGCCTGCCGCCGTCTCCAATGCTGGACTGCCGCCATGGAAGCGATAACGCCATCAGTTCGCATCATTTACAATAGCCGCGACATCACGGCGGATCTGACGCCGTATCTGATGCGTGTCGCCTACACCGACCGCCTCACCGGCGAGGCGGATGCGCTGGATGTCGAGCTTGCCGAGACCGACGCCGTGAAAAGCCGCTGGCTTGACGAGTGGTATCCCGACAAGGGCATGGAGATCGCCGCCGAGATCGGCTATGCCGGTCAGCCGCTCGTCTCGTGTGGGGCCTTCGATGTGGATGAGATCGAAGTCGAATCGCCGCCCATGACCATCCGCATTCGGGCGCTCGCCACCGGGATCAGCCGCGCGGTGCGCACCCGCATCGGGCGCAAGTACGAAAACACCACGCTCGCCAAGATTCTCGACGAGATCGCACAGCGCATCGGTGCCAAGCGCAAAGGCGATGTGGCAAACATCCACATCGACCGTGCGACGCAGTACCAGGAGACCGACTGGGCCTTCGCGGTGCGCATCGCGCGCGAGTACGGCTATGCGCTCAAGCTCACCGACAACAACAAGGTGCTCGCCGTCATGAAGCTCGGCGACGATGCCGAACCGGTGCGCGCGCTGACACCCGCCGACCTCACGCGCCTCACCTACCGCGACCGCATCACCGATGTTCCGAGCCGCACCGAGCTGCGCCATCACGATGCAGCCACCGGGCAGCTTGTGATCTATGGCGCATCAAAAGGCGTCATGGCCCCCGAAGACACGACCACGGCATCTGACACCAAGAAACGCCATGTTCGCGCCAAAACCCCGGAGCAGGCCCAGGCCATCGCCGAAGCCGAGCAGGCGCGGCACGAGATCGACAAGACCAGCCTCGAGGTTCAGTTGCCAGGCGATCCGCTGCTGGTCGCGGGCGCTAGCGTCGATGTGACCGGCTGGTCGCGGCTCGATGGCCGCTACCTGATCATCGAAGCGCGGCATGAGATCGACCGCGGCAGCGGGTACGCGACCACGCTGCTCCTCAAGCGCATCAAGGAGCAAGGATCATGATCGAAACGCTGCGCGAATCGCTCGCCACGCTGCGCTTCGGCTTCGTGACCGCCGTCGATCCGGCCACCCACCGCGTGCGCGTGCGCCTACCCGACCTGGATGATCTGGAGACCTACTGGTTGCCGGTGCTGGTCGCGCGCACGCACCGCGACCGCTTCGAGCATCTGCCCGATGTGGGCGACCATGTGGCGCTGCTGCTCGACCCGCGCGGCGAGGAAGGCGTGGTGCTGGGCGCGCTCTACTCCGCGCGCGATCCGTCTCCCGGCGGCTTACCCGACGTCACCCGCGCGACCTTTGCCGACGGCACCACGGTCGAATACGACCGCGCTGCGCACCGGCTGCGGGTCCACTGCGTGGGCGACATCGAAATCGTCTCTGATACCCACATCACCCTGCGCGCGCCGCGCATCGATCTCAACCCGTAAGGAGACAGCTATGCCAGCCGCACACCGTAATACCGACATCTGCACCGGGCACGGGTGTTTTCCATCGCGCGCCAACGCCGAGGGCAGCCCCAACGTCTTCGTCAACGGCTTGGGCTGGCACCGCGTGGGCGACGGCTGGCAGCCGCACGGCTGCGGGGTTTGTGCGCCGCATGGAGGCGCTCTTGCGGCAGGCTCGGCCACCGTCTTTGTCAACAGCAGAGCCGCCGGGCGCATCGGCGATCCGGTCTCATGCGGATCGAGTGCCGCCACAGGCAGCGCCAATGTCTTCGCTGGGTGAACGCTTTCCGCATGCCCTTATGCGCCGATCTCGCCGAACATGCAGGATATGAGCATGCACCCATCCACCCACCACTGGCAGCCCGCACTCGGGCGCGACGGCTTCGTCGAAGGCATCGACGACATTCGCCAGGCGATTGCCATCATTCTGCGCACCCCGCAGGGCAGCGACCCGCTGCGACCAGACTTCGGCAGCCGGGTGTGGATGTATCTCGACTACCCGATCGACCGCGCGCGCCCGCACATCGTGCGCGAGACGGTCGAGGCGATCCGCCGCTGGGAGCCGCGCGTCAAGGTCACGCGCGTGGTGGTCGCGCTCGAAGACGACGCAGCCATCCGCATCACCGTCTATTTCAAGCTCGCCGGTGAAGGCGATGAGATCAGCGCAGAGGTGAGGCCGCGATGACGGAACTCCTCAAGATCATTCCGGACGATCCGCAGGCGGTGACCAGCGAGATCATCGCCGCCTACGAGACGGCAACCGGCAAAACGCTCTACCCGGCGCAGATCGAGCGGCTGTTGATCGATCTGATCGCCTACCGCGAAACGCTCATCCGCGCCGCGATCAACGACGCCGCGCGGCAAAACTTGGTGCGCTTCGCCCGCGCGCCCATGCTCGACTATCTGGGCGAGCTGGTGGGCGTGGCCCGCCTGCCGGGCGAGAGTGACGACCGGCTGCGCGCGCGCATCATGGAAGCGCCCGAATCCTTCAGCGTCGCGGGGCCGCGCCTCGCCTATCGACACCATGCCATGCGCGCGCACGCTTCAATCGTCGATTGCGCCGTGCGTTCGCCCGAGCCTGGGCAGGTGGTGCTCTATCCGCTGACCGAGACCGGCCTGCCGTCCGCCGAGATCAAGGCGCTGGTGCTCGCCGCCGCATCCGCCGAGGATGCGCGGCCAATTTGCGACCAGGTGAGCGTGGAAGACCCGCTCAATATCCCATTCACGGTCAACGCGGCGTTGACGATACGCGCAGGCTTCGACGCCGCCGCCGTGCGCGCTGCTGCCGAAGCGAGCCTCATGGCGCACCTCGACGCCATGCGCCTACGGCTCGGGGCCGACATCGTGCGCACGCAGATCATCGCCGCGCTGCATGTCGAGGGGGTGCACCGGGTCGATCTTGTCGCACCGAATGCGGACACGGACGTTCCTGAGCACGGCTGGTCGCATGCGGACAGCGTGACCGTCACCGCCGGAGGCTACGCCAATGACTGACCGCCTCGCCCCCGACGTGATCGCGCTCGATGCGCGCTTTGGCCCGCTCGCCGAAGCCACGCAGCGCCTCGAACGCTTGCCGCTCGACGGGCTTTTGACCTACCTGGTCGAGACCGTCCCAGCCGCCTTCCTGCCGGAGCTTGCACGGCAGTTTCACATCATGGGGCTTGAAGGCTGGCGCTTTGCGGAAGATGACGCCGAGCGCCGCGCCCTCATCCGCGAAGCCATCGCGCTGCACCGCAAAAAAGGCACGCCGTGGGCGATCCGCCGCGCGCTCGCACAAATTGGGGTCGAGGCCGAGATCGTCGAGCCTGCCGACCAGCGCCGCATCTATGCCGCCTTCAACCCGCTGCTCGTTAATGGTTCGTGGCGTCTGGATGGCATGCACACCATCCGCCCCATCGAGCGCCTCGCCGCCGTGCCGCAATTGCAGCACTGGGCGAGCTTCTTCGTGCGCATCAATGTGGCAACCGCCGCCAGCGCCGATCTGGCGCTGCTACGCCAAGTGGTGCGCGAGTGGGCACCGGTGTCGCGTCATCCCATCCTGCTGGTGTGGCTGGCCCTCATCGCACGGCAGCACACGCTTGCCGACCACTACCTGCGGCTCGACAAGCGCCTGTGCGTGCCCTACGCCTGGCCGGGTGAGCAGCTGCACGGCTGCCCCAAACGCGCCTGGCGTCTCGGGCGTGACGGCGATGCGGTGCGGCTGCCCGCTGCCTTTGGGTCCTTTCGCGTGGGCGAGCGGCGCGGCCATGTCGCGGGCCGTCTGCTTGCCGCCCGCCGTGCGCAAGGCTGGCAAGCGGTGCGCAAGACCTGCACTGCCTGGGCCTGGCGGCGCGAGACGCTGCCGCAAGATCCGCGCGCCGTCTGGCGCAGACTGGATGGCTCGTGGCGCATCGGCGCTGCGCTGCGCATCGGGCGATTCCGTCTCGATGGCCGTCCCTTGACCCATGCGAGCTTCACCGACACCCCGCCCACGCGGTTGCGCCTGTCCGGCCAATGGCGACTCGGCCAGCCGCAAACACCGCTATTCGAGATAAGGAGCCTCTATGTCTGAAGCAGTTACTCTAGATGCCTTCCGCGCCCGCATTGCCACCCACATGGCCGGTGGCGCGTCGCTGCCTGCGGTCGCCCAGATGGCCTTTGGCGACGGCGGTCACGACACCGCCGAAAACCCCAAGCCCGTCCCGGCCAGCCGCACCGCGCTGTTCCATGAGCGGCTGCGCAAGCCATGCGCGGCCATCGTGCAGATCAGCCCCACCGAGGTGCAGGCCACGGCCTATATCGACGAGGATGAACTCGTTGGTGTGACCGTCTCCGAGGCGGCGCTGGTCGATGCCGCAGGCAACTGCATCGCCATGAAAACCTTCGCGCCAAAGCACAAAGAAAGTGATGAGCGCATCGAGATCAAGCTGACTCTGCGATTCTGACTAGGAGACCATCATGACCCTGCCGCACAACACCATCACCCCGATCCCGAACAACGAGCCAGAGGCGGTGCCGTCGCTCTGGAACACCCGCTACGCCGAGATCGACGAGAACTTCTCCAGCCTCGATGAGCGCACCACGTCGCTCGAGACAGAAGTCTCCGGCGCGCGCGCGGGCCGCCCCAACTTAGGCGCGGCCATCACCGACATCATGACGAGCCTCGGCCTGATCGGCGACACGCTAACCGGCATGGCCAGCCCCGTGTCGGTGCAAAAAGCCGTCGAGCTCGACTGGCTCTACCGCAACCGGCGCATCGCCTTCGAACTCTTCGCCGACGGCTACCGGCTGCGCAACATCGCGCCAATCCAGGTGACCAACGGCGTGATGGGCGACGATTCCATCGATGTGGTGGATACCACGCCCTTCCGCGTCGGGCAGGACTACTGGCTGGTGGATGGCAGTAGCGTGGAGATGGTGCGCATCGCCGCCATCCTCTCGCCCACCAGGCTGCGGCTCACGGCCAACCTTACGCGCAACTACAGCAACGCCGCTGTCATTACCGGCCAGACCTTCACCCCGCGCGCCACCGGCGGCGTCGATGCCCCGGTGGGCAGTCGTTGGATTTCCAAGGCCATCAACCTCGGCGACGACAACACCCCCCGCGCCGTGGTCATCCGCCGCGCGCACGACGGCGCGAACGTGCGGCTCTATTACCGCGACAGCATCACCTCGACGACCTGGAGCGAGCGCCAGTGGTCGGTCAAGCGCGTCGGCGCGCCGGATGCCTCCAACGGCGTGCCCGACGGATACGCCGACTACGAATACCTCGTGCCCATGCGTGGCGAAGGCTTCCTGCGCCTGGTGGTGGAGGATATGGACACCGCCATCCTGCACGTCGTCGCGCTGGGCAGCCCCACCGCCCTGGGCGGCGTGCCCAACCCGGCCAGTGCTCCGGATGCACCTACTATTAGCAACCCTGCCAACGGCGCGACCAACATAGGCGAAACTCCTACCGTGGCCATTGCCTCCTACAGCTCGCCGGTGGGCAACGCCTTCGATGCGGCGCAGTTCCAGATCGCGACCAGCAACAGCTTCGCCACGGTCATCTGGGACAGCAGCTGGATCAACACCCAGTCCGCCACCGTCCCGGCGGGCATCTTGCAAACCAACACCACCTACTACCTGCGCGCCCGCGTGCGCGATGCCTCCGGCCTCACCTCGGCCTGGGGCGCCACATCAAGCTTCACGACCAAGGCAAGCTTCGCCTACGTCAATACGCCGTCGATCACCAGTCCCACCAACGGCCAGACCGACATCCCAGAGCAACCCACGCTCTACAGCTCGGCCTTTGCCGTCACCGGCGGCTCGGACACCCACGCCTCCAGCCAATGGCAGATCCGCCTGGCCTCTGGCACTTGGGCCAGCCCCGTGCATGACTCGGGCGAGACCACAACGGCCAAAACGCAGTACACCGTGCCCGCGGGCGTGTTGCAAGCCGGGCAGACGCAATATGTGCTGCGCGTGCGTCACAAAGGCGCAAGCCTCGGCTGGTCGGAATGGTCTGCCGATGTGACGGTGACCACCAAGCAGCAATTCGCCTCCATCATCGGCTTGGTGCAGGTGGCCACGGGCGGCGGCGCGGGCCAGTATCAGCGCATCGACGAAAACTTCACCGCCGTCACCCGCGATGCGGCCTGGTTCAACAACCACCCGACCTATTCAGGCATCATCACCCAGGTAATCGACGGCCAGTACATGGTTAAAATCCCCAAGTTCTACTTCAAGGCGGGCACGGTGCCATCTGGCACCTACGCAGGCAAAGCCTACTGGATGATCTCCGACCAGCCGGTATCGGGCTTTACCGTGCATCCGGCCTTCCTCGGCGCGGGCGGCGTCGAGCTCGACCAAATCTGGGTTGGCAAATACCAGGCGTCCTACGACGGCAGCAGCAAGGCGCAGTCTATTCCCGGCGTGCTGCCCATGGTGAGCATGGACTTTCCGACCGCGCGCGCCCGGGCGTATGCGCGCAACACTGGCGGCGTCTCCGGCTTTCGTCTGTGGTCGATCTACGACCTCTGCGCCATCCAGATGCTTGCCACCATCGAGATGGGCGGGCTGGACATGCAGTCGCTCATCGGCCAGGGTCGTGTCAGCGCATCGTCTGCCGCCACTGTCGACGCAAGCGATGTCGCACAGGCCACATGGCGCGGGATCGTGGGCCTGTGGGGCAACGTTTGGCAGATGGTCGACGGCATCAAGCGCAACGGCGGCAATTGGCATCGCTGGCAATACAACGTGCCAGGCAGCGGTACGACGAGCGACTTCTCGACGGGGTATGTCAATACAGGTCAAACCACACCATCAACGAGCGGCTATCCCGTGACATTCAACACCAGTCTGTTGGCAAGCGGCGTCATTGCACCTGCCTCTGTTGATGGCTCGGCCAGCAACGGTTCGACTGGCGATTACTTATGGAGTAACGCCAACACCGACGACCGGATTTGGTATCACGGCGGCCACTGGGTCGACGGCTCGTACGCCGGGCTGTTCTATGTGTTCGTGCTCGACGCCCCGTCGAACGCGTACAGCATCATCGGTGCCCGCCTCGCGAAGGTGTGATGGGTCATGGAGCCGATGGGTCATGTTTCCCAGCCCGCGCCCGAGGCGCGGGCGCTCACACGTCAAGAGGAGGCGGCGCGCTATGCGCCGTATCAGGCGCTGCTGGAAAAGCTCGCCGAGCTGGATGCCTACAGCCACACCATCATGCTCCAGTGGCCCAAGGCCGAAAAGCACCTGCTCTGCGCGCAGGTGCGCGAGACGCTGCTGCGCATGCGTCGTCATACGGCAGTCGCCTGGAAGCGCAAGCAGAAAGCCAGCGCACTTTTTGACTTGGATGTCGAGATTGAAGTGCTGCGTCACCTGATCCGCAAGGCCTTCGAAATGCGCTACATCAACGCGCATCGACTGGAGGTCTGGACGCGGCACGTCAGCGAGATAGGCCGCATGGTCGGTGCCTGGATCAAGCACGCAGGGGCCGCGCCATGAAGCCAATAGGGGTGCAGGCGTACTACGGCGGCAACTGGGGCAACGGCTCGAACGCCGGGCTGTTCTATGCGAACGTGAACAACGCCCCGTCGAACGCGAACAGCAACATCGGTGCCCGCCTCGCGAAAGAAAATCACGGCCAGAAGCCTGCCGGGCCAAGGCTCGCAGGCCAGCGCCCATCCTTCGGCGCCTGCATCCTGAGCCACGGGCTCGAAGATCAACAACCGCGCGCGGCCAGTAGCCGGCAAGCGAACGTGGTGCGCGGAACCTTTGACACCATGCCAAAAACCCACAACAGCCTGTATTCCAAGATCGTCGATTTCGACAACCTGGTCGCCGCCTACCACGAATGCCGCCGTGGAAAGCGTTACACGCCAGAAGCGCTTGCCTTCGCGACCCACTGGGAAGAAAACCTCATCAACATCCACGAGCACCTGAAGTGGCGCTCGTGGCAGCCTGGGCAGGCACGGGT